ATAAAGGAAATACAGGCCTCGCAGGTAATAAAGGTGCTAAGGGAAATACTGGTGATACAGGACTAACAGGTGCAAAAGGAAATACGGGTAATAAAGGTGGTACGGGCTCAACTGGTAGAACAGGCGTTAAGGGTAATACGGGCGTAGCAGGTAACAAAGGTAATACAGGCGCAGTAGGTCGACAAGGTGCAGTTGGAGCTCAAGGTGATGCAGGTAATAAGGGTAGTAAAGGAAATACTGGTAACCAAGGTGTTAAAGGAAATACAGGCCTCGCAGGTAATAAGGGTTCTACTGGCTCAGGTGGTAGAACGGGTATAAAAGGGAATACAGGCCTCGCAGGTAATAAAGGTAATACGGGTGCAACGGGCTTACAAGGTCTAAAAGGTGCAAAAGGTAATTCGGGCGATAAAGGTTCTAAAGGAAATACTGGCGCAGTAGGTTTACAAGGTGCAATTGGAGCTCAAGGTGATGCAGGTAATAAAGGTGCTACTGGCTCAACTGGTAGAACAGGTGTAAAAGGTAATACTGGCGATGCAGGTAACAAAGGTAATACAGGCGCAGTAGGTTTACAAGGTCTAAAAGGTAATACAGGCCTCGCAGGTGATAAAGGTGCTAAAGGAGATACTGGTAACCAAGGTGATAAAGGTACTAAGGGTAATGCAGGTAATAAAGGTGCTACTGGCTCAGGTGGTAGAACAGGTGTAAAAGGTAATACGGGTGTTGCCGGAAACAAAGGTAATACAGGCGCAGTAGGTTTACAAGGTCTAAAAGGTAAAACAGGTAACTCAGGCGATAAGGGTTCTAAAGGAAATACTGGTAATCAAGGTCTACTTGGTGCTCAAGGTGCTGCAGGTAATAAAGGTGTTACTGGCTCAGGTGGTAGAACAGGTGTAAAAGGTGCAACAGGTCCTCAAGGTGATGCAGGTAATAAAGGAAATACTGGTAACCAAGGTGTTAAAGGAAATAAAGGTAATACCGGCCTCGCAGGTAATAAAGGTGCAAAAGGTAACCAAGGTAATCAAGGTGCAGTTGGAGCTCAAGGTGATGCAGGTAATAAAGGTGCAACTGGTTCAAGTGGTCGTACTGGTGTAAAAGGTAATACAGGCGTAGCAGGTGATAAAGGTAATACGGGTGCAACGGGCTTACAAGGTGCAGTTGGAGCTCAAGGTGATGCAGGCGATAAGGGTTCTAAAGGTAATACAGGAAACCAAGGTGCAGTTGGAGCTCAAGGTGATGCAGGTAATAAAGGTGCAACTGGCTCTGGCGGTAGAACGGGTATTAAAGGGAATACAGGCCTCGCAGGTGATAAAGGTAATACAGGCGCAGTAGGTTTACAAGGTCTAAAAGGTAAAACAGGTAATTCAGGCGATAAAGGTTCTAAAGGTACAACAGGTGGTGGTGGTGTTCAAGGTGCTCAAGGTAATGCAGGTAATAAAGGTGCAACTGGCTCAGGTGGTCGTACTGGCGTTAAAGGTAATACGGGTGTTCAAGGTGTAAAAGGTGTAATTGGTGCTCAAGGGGCTTCGATGAGTGGTTTAGGATATTTTGAAGTTCAAGGTGGTATACTAACATTTAAACCAAATGGATGGTCTTCAGGTGATGATGTCTATATCATAAGGTCTGTACATAGTGGTAGCTTTTACTAAATTATTTTTCATATTTATATACAAACATTAAAAAAGTTATGAGAGCAAATTTTGGATTCGATAGAAACCCTCATAGATGGGATGTAAATTTCACAGATTATTATTGGTTCGCAGATGGGTTTGATTCAACTGAATTAAGTCAAATAGAACAAATGACCAAACTCCTTCCATTTGAAGATGCAGCAACAGGTGAAGGTGAATCATCAAAAAAATCAGATTATAGAAAATCAAGAGTAAAATGGTGTCCTCAAAATCAAGAATGGGGATGGGTTTATGAAAAACTTCACAATATGATTGTAGAATCAAATCAAAAAATGTGGAAGTTTGATTTATCTACTATGAATGAATCAATTCAATATACTGAATATTACGGAAGTCAAGAAGGTGGGTATGATTGGCATATGGATTGTGGTATAGAGATACAAAATCAAAGAAAAATATCAGTAACAGTACAACTTTCAGATTCAAATGAATACGAAGGTGGTGACTTACAATTTAATATTGGAAAAGAATTGACTGCACCTTCTAAAAAAGGAGCAGCGATTATATTTCCTTCATTTTATTTACATAGAGTAACTCCCGTAACAAGTGGTATACGAAAATCATTTGTTTTATGGGTTGGTGGTGAACCTTACAGATAAGATATGCAAAAGACTACTTTACCAACGGCATTAGTATATGGTTGGAAACGATTTGGTAAATACGAATTAACATCCGACATCTATCACGAAGAAGATTTATTCGAAAATGTTGTAATTTATTCATACAGAGATGCTAAAAATTGGAAATCACATTTATCCAAACATAAAGCTGATATTATTTATGTAATAGGTGAAATTCCATCGGAATTACAAAATGTAACCGATGATATTGTAAAATCTAAGATAGTTAATGCAGAAGAAATTTATCCTGATAATGTAATAGCGAATGATGTAGTTTGTCAGTCAACTTTTTGGTCATGTGAATCAAATAGAGTTTATAGTAATGAAGATTCACCACTATTATCAGTATTCACTCCAACATATAAAACTGAAAATAGAATATTTAGAACATACAAATCTCTATTAGAACAAACATATCACAATTGGGAGTGGGTTGTGGTAGATGATTCACCAGAAGACCATCATTTAACTTGGCAAATGATAAATCATATAGCTAAATTAGATTATAGGGTAAAACCATATAGAATATCACCAATATCAGGTGGAAATGTTGGTGAGGCTAAACATAGAGCGGCAATGTTATGTAATGGTGAGTGGTTATTTGAATTAGACCACGATGATAGGTTAATATCAACTTGTTTAGAAGATGTTCTTGATGCAAGTAAGAAACATACAGATGCTGGATTTATTTATACAGATGTAACTGAAGTTGAAAAGGATAATTCACCGAGAATATATGGTTACATAGGTGATGATTGGTATGGTCATTCTGAGAATGGATTTGTATGGGGTTACGCAGGTCATACTTGGCAAGAGATTGATGATAAAGAGTGGTTAGTACATCATTATCCTGAAATAAATCCAAAAACAATTAGATTTAATATTGGGATGCCAAACCATTGTAGAGTTTGGAATCGAGATGTGTATCATAAAATCAGAGGACACAATAGAAATATTTCAGTCGCAGATGATTTAGAATTAATTATTAAAACATTTTTAGAAACTAAATTTATTCATCTTAAAAAAATGTTATATGTACAATATAATAATGGAGACTCTACTGTTGACAACAATAGAGTTGATATTAACCGAAGAGCAAGGTTAATTAGAGATTATTATGATACTCAAATAAAGGATAGATTTGAGGAATTAGGAAAAGAAGATTGGATGTGGGATTATGAAAAAAACCATTCAATAAAAGATATCAGTTATAGAGATTATGACAGATATGGTAAAAACGAAGAATTTGTTAATTATATAGTAGAATAGATATGAGAGTTTTATTTACAGTAGGATATCAAAACGAACCAATTAATGACACCATACTAAAACAAAAAGGTATGGGTGGTTCTGAATATTGCGTCATTAACTTAGCTAAAGAGTTTGAAAAGAAAGGTCACGAGGTAATAATTACAGGTGAAGTTTCAAATAGTCAAACAAATAATCTAAAATTTATTGATTATGACAGTATTGATAACAATCAACACTTTGATGTTGTTATTGCATCAAATTACATTCATTACTTTAAAGTTTTAGAAGATAAAAATATAACATTCGATAGTTCTTACTTTTGGATACATAATTTAGAGTTCTATTCATGGTATAATGGTGAGACTCTTCCAAATGATGGAGTAGATTATCTAAACCATCCTAAATTAACAAATATAATCGCAGTATCAGAGTGGCAAAAGGGTCAATTAGTGAAAAAATATAATTTAAACTCTGAAAAGGTTAAAGTTATAGGAAATGCTATAAACCCATCCGACTTTGATTCCATCCAACAAGAAAAATTTAAAGACAAAGTAATTTACACATCTGGACCTGATAGAGGATTGTGGAATCTGTTAAATATTTGGGATGATTTAAAAAACATTAATCCTAATTTAACTTTGTGGGTTGCATCACCACCTTATACTAATGATTGGGACACTTTAGAACGAATAAAAAAAGATTACCCAACTTATGAAAGAGACTTTGATGTACATTATTTAGGTTCACTAAATCCATCTGAGTTATACAAACAAATTAAATCTTCTGAGTGGTGGATTTACCCATCTCAGTATCCTGAAACATATTGTATAACTGCTCTTGAAATGATGATGGGTAGAGTTAAACTTCTATCATCTGATACAGGTAATTTAAAACACTTACTCGATAATAAAAGTACATTAATAAGTTCACATACTCATGAGTCAGGTGAAACTCCATTTGATGATAGTTCCCCTGATAACTACAAATGGGAAAATAAAAATACAGGCCTTATGCGATATACATTTATCGCAGCATTTGCTTTTTCAAGTCAACAAGCAAAAGAACACAAGAAGTTGTTAGATAGTGCTGAACAATTTGCAAGAAAACAAAATTGGAGTGACAGATATGTAGAGTGGTATAATTTGGTGAATGATAAGTTACCAGATGAGGCAAGAGGATTTACTCCGCCAGAAGATTTTGGATTTGAAAAACTTCATCCAGAACTATACACATATTGGGACAACAAAGATGAGTGGACAAAAAAATTCATATCATATTCAGCTCGTACAAAGGAATGGGATTTGATAGTAGACGAACCATTTGATAGTTGTTTTCAATTTCCTTTATTTACTGAAGAATTTTGTAAAATGATTAGAGAAGAAGCCGAACATTCTAATAGATGGACTTTTGACCGACATGAAAATTACCCAACAACTGATATGTTGATAACAGAAATTGGAATGGACGAGATATATAATGATGTATTGAAAGACTATGTTATGCAAGTTGCAGTATATTTATGGGCGTTAGAAGGTAAAGGATGGGATAGTATGAGTTCCGAAAACTTTTTAGCAAAATATATACCAACTGCACAAGGACACTTGGGAATACATCACGATAGGGCAGATATTACTTGTTTAGTACAACTATCAGATTTAGATGAATACGAAGGTGGTGGTACTTGGTTCAGAAGACAAAAGAAGTTAGTAAAAAATCCAATTGGTTACGCAACATTACATCCTGGCAATATAACTCATAAGCATGGAGCGCGTGCAACCACTAAAGGTACTCGTTATATTGTAGTTTCGTTCATGGAAAATAGGGAAAGCTAATTATTTCCATATTTATATACATAGAGGAGAATTAAATGGCAGTAAACATTCCAATATGGCCTGGTTCAGGTTCATTTTCAAGTGGTTCATCAACTCCTTTCGGATTCTTTGATTCTGATACTCAATTTCAGAATGACGCTCCGAAAGTAGCAGAATGGTGTGCGAAGAGATTGGGATACCCAATCGTAGATGTCGAGTTGCAAGATATAAACTTTTTTACTTGTCTTGAAGAAGCAGCTAACGAATACTCTTCACAAGTAAATCAATACAGAGCAAAAGAAAATATGTTGTCAATACAAGGTACTGCTTTAGGTACTGATTTGTCTGATACTGAGATTGCACCAAATCTAAATGGTATGGTTAGTATAGCAAAAGATTATGGTACTGAAGCATTAAGTGGTGGACGAGTAACAGTATATACAGGTTCTTTTGAAATGGTGGCAGGTAAACAAATTTATGATTTATCTGATGCAAATGTGGTGAACTTAGAAAATGGTTCAGTAAATGATGGTATCGTACTTAGACGAGTATTCCATACACAACCACCAGCAATCATAAGATACTTTGACCCATTCATCGGAACAGGATTAGGTTCTCAGCAAATGTTAGAAACTTTTGGATGGGGTAATTACTCGCCAGGTGTTTCATTCATGATGCAACCAATGTTTGATGACTTATTAAGATTACAAGCAATTGAATTTAATGATTATATTAGAAAATCATCATATGGATTCCATATAGATGGACAACGAATTAGATTATATCCATTCCCTCAAGGAAAAGATACAGGTGCAAAAGTATATTTCGATTATACATTAGAAAGTGAAAGTAAATCACCAATTGCAAATTCAAATGTTGTAAGTGATTTATCAAACGCACCATTTGGAAGATTAACATATACTAATATCAATAGTGCAGGTAAACAATGGATTGCACGATACGCATTGGCATTAGCAAAAGAAATGTTAGGTGCTATCAGAGCTAAATTTAGTTCTATTCCTATACCAGGTGCAGATGTAACACTTGATGGGTCTGATTTAAGAAATGAAGCTTCGGCTGAAAAAGAAACTTTGTTAACTGACTTGAAAGAAATGTTAGAATCAACTTCTCGTAGAGCATTAATGGAAGCAAAAAAAGAAGAGTCTGAATACTTAGAGGAAACTTTAAACAGAGTACCAAGACCAATTTTTATAGGGTAATTTATGGCATTGTTCGGTGGACAAAGAGATATGAGTTTGTTTAATAAATTGAACAAAGAACTCATTAATGATATAATTGATACAGAAGTGTATTACTATATGGTTGCGATTACTGAAACCAAATCTAATTTATATGGTGAGGGTGACAATAAAGTATTTCACAATCCAATAAAAATACCATGTTTAGTAGAAAGAAATCAAGCAGCACAAATATCTGATGAGTTTGGACAATCATATTCTCGTGAAGTTCAGTTTAAGTTTTTAAGAGATACATTAAAAGAAAAAGATTTAGTACCTGCAGTTGGTGATATTGTACAATGGAATAATGAATATCATCTAATAGACGCATCATACTCATATCAATACTTTGCAGGAAAGAATCCTCAGTATTGGGATGGTGGTGATGCTCAAGGTTTAAATGTATCTATTATATGTGATAGTCATGTTACAAGACAAACAAGTATTAAATTAGTAGAAACAAGATTCGGTAATTCAAACCAAAATGATAACGAAGTACCAATGGGACTATAAACGATGGCAACTAAATACAGAAATACAGACAACTCGAAACCTCAGATTATACAAACACAATCTTCTACATCACCTGACCCTATATTAAATAAAGCAAAGCAGTATAGAAGGGATAAGGATAATGTAAAAAATGTAAGTGTTGGTATTTACGATATCGATTCTGCATTTAAAAACTTTTTAGAAAAGGATGTAAGACCAACTGTTGAGGATGATGGAAGATTTTATCCTGTTCCTGTAATGTATGCATCACCTGAAAAGTGGGCAAGTGCACAACGAGATGGGTTTATGAGAGACGAAAACGGAATGATGTTAACTCCCGTTATTGTTTTTAAAAGAGATAATCTATCAGTAAACACCGATTTAGCAAAATTAAAAGTTGCACAAAACGAAGATACACATCAGTTCTTTGAAAGAAAGTACAATAAACTTAATAAGTACGACCAATTTGCAATACTGACAGGAGAAAATCCAAAGAAAGAATTTATGTCAGTTGAAAGACCTGATTATGTTGATTTACAATATGAAGTGATAGTTTGGTGTGACTATATGGAACAAGTTAACAAAGTTGTAGAGCAAATTGTATTTTTCCAAGGTCGTTCTTTTGGTGAAAGATATAAGTTTGTAATAAAAGGTGATTCTTACTCATTTGAAACAATGTCCGAGATGGGTCAAGATAGAATTACTAAAGCAACAATATCTTTAGTAACTAAGGCTTATATCGTTCCAGAATATGTCGGACTAAACAACAATACTAAACGAACAGTATCGATTGGAAAAGTTTCATTTTCAGAAGACCCAAGTCTTTCTGGCATTAAAATCTCTAAAAAGAGTGGTAATGAATAATTTTTCCATATTTATAAGTGTAGTAAATAAAATTAATATGTTATGGCAGAAAAAGAAATAAAAAGTTTTTCGGAAGAAGAAGTTAAAAAAATTACGGAAATTCAAAGTAAAACTCTATCAATTACATCAAGGTTAGGTGAGATTGAAATTGGTATTCAAAACATGGAAGCCCAATTCAATGAAATGAAACTTGAAAAGAACACTTTGATGGAATCTTACAGAGAATTATCCAACGAGGAAAGAGAATTAAGTGTGGAGTTGAGAGCTAAATATGGTGAGGGAACTTACGATGTGGCTACAAATACTTTCACACCTAACAAATAAGTATTCGTTTTGGAAATTTTTGGAGTATTTATATAAAGGTAAACCCAAAGATTTAATTTAGGAGAAAATAATGGCAGAAAGAATTGTTAGTCCAGGTGTATTCACAAGAGAAAAAGACCTCTCATTCTTACCACAAGGTATAGGAGAGATAGGTGCGGCACTTATAGGACAAAGTATAAAGGGGCCTGCATTCGTACCAACACAGGTAGAGTCCTTTCAAGAATTTCAACAAGTATTTGGTGGTTTGACAGAAGATTCATACCTACCTTATACTGCACAATCATATTTAGAAGACGCAGGAACTGCGACTATCGTAAGAGTATTAGGACAGAGTGGTTATACTGTTGAACCTTTAGTATTAAAGATTAGTGGTTCAGTAGCAGCAGTAATTCACCCTACTACAAAAGTACCTTTCGGTGGTGTTGCAAACTCAACAGGTTCATTTGATAGGTCACTTGTAACAAACTTGAGTGGTTCAGCAGCTTCACCAACACCAGATGTTTCGGCATCTAACTTCGCACTTTATATGAGTGCATCGGGTGCAGTAACAGGTTTATCAGAGTCAGCAGTACTTGCAATAGCAACCGCATCATTAGACCCAAGCGCAGTAAACTACATTGGAAAAACACTTGGTTCATCTCCTAAAAATGGTTCGGAATTTGGTTACCTATATATGAACTTCAATTCATTCCAATCGTCATCTTTCGCAGCTGACCCTAATTGTAATGTAGAAGTTGATACATTTAGAAAAACTGACTATACAAAAGCATACCAAGAAGCTTCAACACCTTTCATCATATCACAAGATGTATCAGGTACAAGTAAAAACTTATTTAGATTCCACACATTGTCACATGGTACTTCGACAAACTACGAATTTAAAATTGGTATTAGAGATATTAAACCAGCAAATGAAGTTCCTGGTTCTGAGTACGGAACATTTAGTGTTATCCTACGAAGAGTAGATACTTCTAAAATTGCTAATTCTATATTTGGTCAAACTGTTCAAGATAGTGATGTTAGACCAAGTATTATAGAAGAATTTAGTGGACTTAACTTAGACCCTAATTCACCTAACTACATTAAAAGAGTTATTGGTGACAAGTATATTACTGTTGATAACAATGGTAAAGTTACTTCAAATGGGGATTATCCAAACGCATCTGTAAACATTAGAGTAGAAGTAAATAGTGATATGGATGGTGGAGCACTTGATGCAAGTCTTGTTCCTTTCGGATTCGCAGCAGTTAAGTCACCTATACATAGTGGACATAATTTACCAAGTCCTACATATGTAACAGACCAGTCAATTGCAAATGAATTTAACAAAAGAGCATTCTTAGGTTATTCATTCGACTTTACAAATACAGATAACTTAAACTACTTAAACCCAATTCCAGACTCAAGTTCTGAAACTGTTGGAACTAAGTTCTTATTAAGTCAATGTACTTCTAATGGAGCAGCAATTGCACTAAACGATGGTCTTATAGACAATAAAAAATTCTTAGTACCATTCCAAGGTGGGTTCGATGGATTCGCACCAAACAGAACAGTACTAACAGGAACAAACATTGTTGCAGGTAATATGCAAGGATTGGATTTATCATCAGCAACCGCAGGTGGTACAATCGCAATGAGAAAAGCTATTAGCGCAATGTCAAATCCTGATGAATATGATATGAACCTATTAGTATTACCAGGTGTAATCAATAGACTACACTCTTCAGTAACTACTTTTGCAAAAGATATGTGTGAAGACAGACAAGATGCATTCTTCGTAATGGACGCAGGTTCTTACACAGATTCAATCTCAACAGTAGTTAACTCACTAAGTTCATTCGATTCAAACTATGTCGGAACTTATCACCCATGGTGTAAGATTCTTGATACAGACAAAAATAAACCAGTCTGGGTACCACCAAGTGTTGTATTACCAGGTGTTATCGCATTTAATGACGCAGTTGCTGAACCATGGTTCGCACCCGCAGGTTTAAATAGAGGTGGTTTATCAAATGTAATCGAAGTTAAGTCAAGATTGACTCATGACGAGAGAGATACATTATACGAAAATAGAATTAACCCAATCGCTACATTCCCTGGACAAGGTGCTACGGTATTTGGTCAGAAGACACTTCAAGCTAGACCTTCAGCTCTTGACAGAATTAATGTAAGAAGATTACTAATCGCATTGAAGAAGTTCATCGCATCATCTTCAAGGTATTTATTGTTCGAAAATAATACGGCAGCAACAAGAAACAGATTCCTAAGTATAGTTAACCCTTACTTAGAATCAGTACAACAAAGACAAGGTCTTTACGCATTCCGAGTTATTATGGACGAATCAAACAATACACCCGATATTATAGATAGAAACATCTTAAAAGGAGAAATCTTTATTCAACCAGCGAAAACTGCAGAGTTTATAGTACTTGATTTCAATGTACTTCCAACTGGCGCAGCGTTCCCTGAATAAAAAATAAAATAAAGACTATTTATTAGAAAGAGAAAACGGAGAATTAAATGGCACAATTATTAGACCCAAATGAAATAATGTTCACCAACTTTGAACCTAAAATGTCAAATAGGTTCATCATGTACATCGAAGGAATTCCTGCATACTTGGTGAAAACGGCAGCCAGACCAGAAATAAACAATGGTAAAGTTACCATCGACCATATCAATGTTAGAAGATATGTAAAAGGTCGTTCTGAGTGGCAAGATTTAGCAATCACTTTATACGACCCAGTCGTACCTTCCGCTGCACAAGCAGTAATGGAGTGGGTAAGACTACATCATGAATCTGTAACAGGTAGAGATGGATACTCTGATTTCTATAAGAAAGATATCACATTTAACAGTTTGGGTCCTGTTGGTGATAAAGTAGAAGAGTGGACACTTAAAGGTGCATACATTCAATCAGCTAATTTCTCAGACATGGATTATGCAGGAGAAGATTTGGCAACAGTAGAAATGACACTTACTTACGATTACGCAATACTACAATACTAAATACGGATTGTAATAAAAATTGAA